CCTGAACTCAAACAGTAAATTGAGAGCGTCCCGCGTCATGTTCAAGTACGTTACTCTTGCCGCGGTTGTCAGTGCCTTCGTTTGGCACTATTTTACCCCCCCGTCATTACCACCTGACGGTTGGGTCCATGGAACAGTCGGCCCCTGGGTTGCGAAACCCCAGCTGCACACTGAACGCGTTTATCTCGACGTCGATGCCCGCTTGTCCCCCACTCGAGGGTTCTATACTCTGCTCGACGGCAAATCACGTGGAATCGTCAACTCCATTCTGACCGTGCTCACTTTAGGTGATGCTCATATACCCCATGTGATACAACCCGCGTTCATCCAACCGGCATTCATACCATCTCATCCGAACCCTGTCGTGTGTGACCAGGGCGATGTTGTGGGCTCTGATGGCCCCACGCTTACTTTTCGCGTGGGTAGACGACTCACTGTCGCTCTGATGCCTACCAACTGCATCACCGAAGCCCACGGCCATTCCATCGGTGTTTTCCCGGTTGTTGTCGACGTTCCCAAAATCGTTGAGACCACGAGCGAGTATCTCAACGTCATGGCGGTCAATCAAAATACCTTCTTGGCCGTCTGTGCTGCTCTCGCATTCTCCGTTGTCATGAAACATATACCATTGCCCTCAGCTCTTCTACTTTCTCTGCTCGGCATATGGTATTGCGCCACGCACGTCCTCCTCTTCTTCACCCTCATCCTCACTTCCTTCATCCTTCATTTCTTATACAAACTCAGCAGGAGAGTGATCTTGGTACGTGCGAACAGGTGTCCCATTTCGGTCAACGTTGTTAAGGACGAATTTAAGAAGGTCGTGAACCCGGTTAGAGCAATCCCGGGCTCACACGTCCGACTCGCAAGTTGGCGCAGAATTCTTGAACAAGCATGTGTCAGAATCTTTCTGACCAACGGCTTCATGGAATATCGCGATGTCGGAGGCTCAAGATCTAGAAGACCCCAGGACAGTCACATCAAGCACATTTGCGCTGCCCAAAATGACAATGATGATATCCTGCGTGAGTCCAAAACTGAGCAGGTGTTTCGAAATTGTTTCGCCAAAGGACAAGATTGCCCAAATCGTTATGACATCCGTGCTGCCATACTTTCGCACGTTGATTACCACATGACGCCCGATGAATTGGCCCGCACCATCACTGGCCCTACATTCATCATCAACCACCGCTTCGGAAGAGACGGAACTTGCGGTGGCTATGGTGCCTACACCATCAAAGAAGTTGTTGACGGTAAGGAGCGCACTATCACCAGGCATGAGGCCAAGTGGGTTAATAACGGCGGTCGCATTACTATGACCACCGCTGATGGCACCCCTTACACTCACGGGTACAACCTTTGGGAAACCGAAGGCACCATCATTGGGTCCCACACTGCAGCCTCTTACGTTCGAGTCTTAGCCACAGAAGACTGCGATGTCTATCTCGCTTACCCCGCCCATGGATACTACGACAGGTTTGCCCATGGTGTGTTAAAGCGGGCGCCCATCCAGGACATGAAACTCCGGGATGGAACCCCGTTTGCATTACGCACCACTGTTGAAGGCAAGCATGTCAAGAATACCATCCGCTACAACGATAGCGTGGATGTGCCAGCCCACATTCCTACGGCGGTAGCAATGGGCTTGTGTACAAGCCCCAGAGATGACCGGTTTGAAAACCTTCTCAACCAGCTTACTATGGCAGAGCTCCGAAAACACTCGCCATCCATGGTTGCTGCATCGCCTTACGTTAAGACGCACGCCCGAATGCTTTGCGACGCCTACGCCTGTGAACTCAATCGCAATGCCTCTCTCAAAGGTTTCGACCCTTTGTCTGACGGCGTCATGCGAGCCCTCGCCTACCAACTCATCGACAAACTTTGGTTCCTACCCAGAAGCGTCCAGCAGACGCTCAATGATCTTCTTAACTCACCTGTTGTCCTTCCCATTGCCAAGATCATCGGTGTCGTACATAAGGTCCCAGCTTATGAAGTCTACACTGAATTGGCAAACGCCGAATTGACCAGGTGTCGCAGGAACCCTCGCTTTCGAGACCAGCCTTCGACAGATCATGCCAGCACTGACGGAGGCTCTAAACACAGCACCGCTGGCGAGCTTGGAGAACGCGTTAGCGTCGATAGAGAAACGAGTCATCAATCCTGTGTTCCTACCGAGCCCTCTCATCACCGGACACCTCAGTCCGATGAACGTCACCAGCCTGCCCGATGCGTGGAATCATCCGCTGTCCCAGCGCAGGCATGCAGAATCGATAACCTTGATGGCACTGCACCAGAATTTACCTTTGGAGATATCAGTGGAGACATCCTCCGAACCTGTACAACTCCCAAAGACATCCACGATAGCAGTGCTAGCGCCATCCACCGACAGTGCGTTGACTTCAGACGCGCTTTCGAATTGGCCTCTTCCGCGGGAAAAGAACTTTTTGACGTATACCATCCAGCAAGAGGACCCGATCAAAGTGAACGCACCATACTTCGAGTGGTCATTCCCAATGGACCTGGAACAACTCTGGAAGAACGGTTCAACGTGCAACGAGAATTGCAGCCTTCTGAACAAGCGGCTTTCCGTAGTCTGTTGTCCTGCTTACCCCGAATCCCACTCCCCGTGTTGCGGTGCTGTATTAGGCACTGCATACGCGCGGTGGGAGTTTCGATGCGAGCATGTGGGGTCGACAATCACACCTCTGACTGTTTTAGCATTCGAGTACTGGAACACACCGGCTCTGGCTTGTCTCCACAAGGATATACCAGAGTTACCATTTCAGGAGTGGGTTACGAGGTACCCTCTGGCCCGACGGCCAGCTTTGAGTATGGCGCGAGAAAATGCCAGCTTATGGGGCCTGTCCCGCAAGGATGCAAAAGTCGAGGTCTTCCTCAAGTCAGAAACCACGACGAAGATGACGGATCCCCGCAACATCTCCCCGAGATCGGACGAAATGTTAACCATCTTGGGGCCAGCAATTTCTGCGATAGAACACGAGCTGGTCCGTCCCACCAAGGCGAACGGGCGAAACGCCCTCCTCCAGCCAGGAAACCCAAACCTGGTAAAAGGACTGGACCTCGCAGACCGGAACCTCGTGCTCACTGAGCAATTGTCTCACTATGATGCTTATATTGAGACTGATTATTCCAGATTTGACCGGACCGTATCTCTCCCAATTCTCCGTGACGTCCAGGACTACATCTTCACACAATGCAACTCCGAACCCGACTTCGTAAACGCCTTGATTCTCGCCCGGTCTACCCGTGGCTCTTCTTCACTCGGCGTTTCGTACGAGGTTGAAGGAACCAGATGTTCAGGAGATGCCCACACGTCGGTTGGGAATGGTTTGATAAACGCTTTTATCACTTACGCCTGTCTCAAAATGCTACCTTCTGATTCGTGGACTTCTGTTCATGAAGGTGACGATGGCATCATAGGCGTTTCAGCAGAGCACCGTTATCATGCTCTAAGTGCACTCACGTTTATCCCCTTTCTCGGCTTTCATGTAAAACAAGACGTGTACAATCAGATGGACGATGTTAGTTTTTGCGGACGCCACTATTACTCCACGCCCGAGGGGTTCAAGGATCATGCTGACGTCCTTAGATCTCTCGCCAAATTTCACACAACTGTCAGCAATTGTAAAGCCCTTCCTCTCATTAGAGCCAAGGCCATGAGTTATTATTCCACCGACTCATGCACTCCGTTGATTGGACCCTTATGCCACGCCCTCATCATCGCCACAAGGGATGTGTCATTTAGCGCACTCAAACGCGCCAGCCGGGCTGATCAACGATGGATCACTCAAGGGCATTCTTATGATTTCAATGCCCCGTGCCCTCTCCGGCCTATCACCATCGAGGCGAGACTTAGCGTCTATCGCCGAACAGGCATCACCCCCGGAGAGCAGGTTTGGTACGAATCCCAATACCTAGCCATGGCCAAACAAGAAAAGATTTTAGTGATGCCCCGGATACCCCATGAATGGACCATCAGAGATGACGGTTTCGTTTATG